TAATCTATTAAGAATTATGGAACATACCAGAGTAATTTGGAATGTTATGAATTCATCCTATAGAATGACAATGACTGTTCCAGTAGGAACAAAATCCCCACAAAAAGCAAAACAATCATTAGCTGAGCTGATGAGCATCTATAAAGAAGATATTAGTCTTAATCAAGATAGCGGTGAGCTTTTTGTAAACGGTAAACCAAATATTCAGTTCTTTAAAAATTATCTGATGCCGTCTACGCCGAACGGAACACCTGATATAACACCATTAGCAGGAAGCGGAGATGCAACACCTTTTAGTGATCTAAAAGCTTTAGCATATTTTGCAGATAAGCTTAAATTAGATTCTAAAATTCCATATTCAAGATTTGATAGGGAAGATAGGGGTACACAGGGTACATTCAGTGGTAATGCAGAAGGATTAGACCAAGAAGAGATAAGATTCTTTAAATTCATTACAAGATTGAGATCAATCTATCAAGATATACTTCTAAAGCCTTTATGGATACAATTTTGCTTGGATCATCCAGAGCATAAAAAGGATTTTATGGTTAAGAGCCAATTCGGTTTAGATTACGTCAAAGATAATTCTTTTGCTGAAATAAAATATATGGAGATCCTTAATGCCAGAAAAGATCAAGTAACTAAAATTGCAGGTCTTTTAGATGCTGACGGAACACCCTACTTCTCATTGAAATATGTTTTAGACAAATATCTTGGAATGACTGATGATGATAAGATAGCTAACGAGAAAGCAAAAGAAGCTGCAGAGAAGAAGAAGAAAGAGAAAGAGAAAGAAGCAGCAGAATCGGGAGAAGAACCAGAAGGAGAATTTAAACTTTAATAAATGGCAGGATTCATAGACAATTTTTCACAGAGTAACCCGAATATGGGGCGTATACTCAAAGCTGTGAGTAAAATCGGAAGCTTCGGAATGGAGTATAAAGATCTTGTTGTGAAAAATTCTCAAGCAATTGGGGTTTCAGAAGCAATGATGAGACAAAAATTAGCATTAACAGATTCTGATGAAGATTTTATTTTTAGTCTTGCTGCTGCAGATACTACCAGTAGGAAATACATTGCTTATTTTGATAAAGATTATCCATACAAAAGAGATTTTTTAAGAAGCTTTGCACTTAATGCAGAGATAGAGTGGATTTTAGACATCCTTGCTGATGAAGCTATAGTTTATGATGATAGAAACTTTTGTTGCAATCTATCATTGGTTAATATGGATTTAAAGGATGAAATAGCAGACTCCTTAAGAGAGAACTTCAGAAAGATCTACGTTTCTCATGGATTTAATAACGGGATTTCAGCTTGGCAGTATTTTAGACAATTCTTAATAGATGGATTTTTATCTTTCGAAATAGTTTATTCAGATGACGGAAAACAGATAGTAGGATTTAAAGAATTGGATCCAGTTTCATTGACTCCTTCAGTGGAAAGAAACCCAGGAGGCCAAACGGTTCAAATATGGTATCAATACTACGGAGATAGCGTTAGAGAAAGAAAACTATATGATGCTCAAGTAATCTATGTTTCTTTTGCAAATGGAAATAGTACAAGTAGAACTAGCTATGCTGAAAGATTAATCAGATCTCATAATCTTTTAAAGATAATGGAGCACACTAGAATTATCTGGAACGTTATGAATGCTTCTTTTAGATTGAAGATGACCATTCCGGTTGGTTCAAGATCCCCACAAAAAGCAAAAGAGACATTGGGTGAATTAATGAATATGTATAAGGAAGACATAAAACTTAATACTGATTCTGGAGAATTAAGTATTAACGGACGTCCGAATTTACAATTTTATAAGAACTATCTTTTCCCTGTACAAGGAGGAGAATCTCCTAAAATCGAGACTATTAATAATGCAGGGCCCAATCTAAATGTTATAGATGCTGTTGTTTATTTCTTTAATAAATTAAAAGCAGATTCTAAAATACCATTTAATAGATTCGCTGCTAGATCTGGTGGAACTGTGGGAACCTATAAGATAGGAGCAGAATCTGCAGAAAGAGATGAGATTAGATATAATAAATTTATTAATAGGATCAGATCAATCTATCAAGAGATCATACTAAAACCGTTATGGATTCAGATGACTTTAGATTATCCAGAACTTGATAACGATCCTATATTTAGATCTCAATTAGGTCTTAAATTTAACTCCGATAATCAGTTTGGTGAATCTAAAGAGATAGAACAACTGATTAAGAAAATAGATTTTATAGCAGGCCTTTCTGAAATAAAGGAAAAGAAAGGGGAGGAAGAACTTCCTTATTTTAGCCAAGATTTCCTTATAGATAAATTTTTAGGATTAACCAACGAAGATAGAAGGGTTAATAATATCTACAAGAAAAAAGAGGAAGAAGAAGGCAAACAAGCAGCAGCTGCTTCGGGATCTGCTACCCCAGCACCAGCAGGGGGAGGCGACGCAGCAACACCAGCAGCAGAAACTGGAGGCGATGAAGCAGCACCAGCAGCAGCTGAAGCCCCTGCGGAAGAAGCACCAGCAGCAGAAGCTGCACCTGCAGCAGCAGAGACAGAAGCACCCTAATTTGAAACATTTTTTATAATCGCGTTTTTTATTTACATTTGACCTGTAAATAAACAAACATGAATAAAGAATTAGAACTATTATTAGAAATTGAAGGATCCACTGGTGAAGGGTCTCAAAAAAGAAAACAGGAATTAATTTCTTCCAATCTAACTCCTGAATTGGAGTATATCCTATCTATTTGTTTTGACCCGTTCGTTACAACAAAGCTACATAAGCTAAATTATAGCGAGATCCCAAATTCCACAGAAAATTCTAACCTATTTACCCAATTTGTTGATCTATGTGAGGAGCTTAAGAAAGCACCTGCTATAAACGATCATTTAAGGACCAAGGCTGAACGTTTGGTTGAATCTACTGGTTATCATACAGAATTAAATAAAGTACTCGCTAAAGTGCTTACAAAGCGAATGAATATAGGGGTGGGCGCTAAGCTTATTAATAAAGCAGTTGGGAAAGAATTAATTCCTGATCCTAGCCTAATGTTAGCAGAGGATGATCACAAAGCTATTGATAAATGGAATTCTATTGTTTGCGAAGAAAAATATGATGGCGTTAGAGTTATTTGTGTCATAGAAGACAGAATTCCTAAATTCTATACCAGGGCATTTAATGAACTGAATAGCAAATTCCTAACAAAAATAGCAAACCAATTATTAATTATTTCAAAAGGAATAGATGGTATCTTTTTTGACGGGGAGCTTACTGATTTAGACAGAAAGGGTGTTAGTGGTAAGGTTAATCAAATGTTAAAAGGATCACCAAAAGAATCAATAGGTGATGATTTACTTTTTAACACATTCGATATAGATCCTATTACGTCTATCAGAAGTGGCAAAGGTAGTACCCCATACACAGAACGCAGGGAATTACTAGAAAAACTTTTTGAAAATACAGAAACCCCTAATATAGTTTTAGCAAGAAAATGGGAAGCAAAGACTAAGGAAGAATTAATGCCAATTTATGATCAGATAGTAGCTAACGGAGGTGAAGGTGTTATTATGAAAGATCCCAATCATGTATACGAATGCAAAAGATCTAAATCATGGATTAAATTTAAGGAAGTAGAAGATTGTGATTTAGAAGTTACCGGTTGGTATCCGGGTGAAGGAAAAAGAGAAGGATTTATTGGGGGATTTAATTGTAAAGATGCATCGGGAGAATATCAGGTAAAAGTTGGATCCGGATTTACAGAAGCAGATCTTATTTCTCTATCTAAAAATCCTGATTCTTTGATTGGTAGAATTGTAACATTACAATATAACGTCCCTATAGAAGATAAGAACGGTAGTAAATCTTTATTCTTACCTAGATTTATAGAGGTTAGGAGTGATAAGACAGAACCAGAAAACCTAGTAACAAGATTTAACAAAAAGAAATAATGATCAATATTCTATTAACTGAGAAATTAAGACCAAAAGAACTAAAGCACATGATCCTTCCACAAAGGATTAAAGATGCTTTTCAGAACGGATTACAACAGAACGTTTTATTAACAGGATCACCAGGATCTGGTAAAACATCTCTTGCTAAGATACTTTCCAACGATTCGCCAAGATTATTCATTAATGTTTCTGACGAAAGCTCGGTAGACACGGTAAGAGAAAAGATAACAGGATTTTGCTCTACCATCTCCATTATGAACGAGGAGAATGCTATGAAGGTTGTAGTGCTGGATGAGTTTGATGGTGCATCAGATCAATTCTATAAAGCTCTTAGGGGAACTATAGAAAAATTTGCTAAGACGACTAGATTTGTTGCAACATGTAATTGGATCAATAAAGTTCCTCCTCCGATGCAAAGTAGATTTCAAGTTTTTATTTTCGATCCGGTAAATAAAGAGGAGGAAGAAGATTTAAGAGATCAATGGAGATCTAGGATTAGATTGATTCTAACAAAGATGGATATTTCGATAGACGATAATGCATTAAATTCTTTTGTTAAGAAATATTATCCGGATATGAGATCTGGATTAAATTGTATTCAAAGGTGGCAAATCCAAGGATTAGATTCTATAACAGAAGAAAAGGTATCAGAATCATCTTGGGATTATGAAGAGCTATATGAAATGATTTTTGAAAAATTGGATCCAGTAAAAAGCTACCAGGTTATAGTTGGACAGTACTCTAATTCAGTTGGAGAAATTATGGAATCGATAGGAAGAGAGTTCATAGAATGGATAAAAGAAAAGAAACCGGGTAAAGTTCAGATGATCCCAGCATCTATGATTCTTGTTGCACAGCACCAGGCCCAAAGAAATCAGGTGATAGATCCAGTTGTTAGCTTGTTATCCTTATTCTATTCTTTACAAAAATTAACACAGTAGATGAGAAGTAAAATAGTAATTGTTGGTAGAGGAGGTTCAGGTAAAGATTTTCTTAGAAAAAAGTTTGAATCAAGAGGATTTAAATACTGTGTTTCGTGTACAAGCAGACCTATTAGAGAAGGCGAAGAAGATGGAAAGGATTATAAATTCACAGACGTTAAATTTTTTAATGATAACGTTCTTAAGTTCTACGAGATCGATGAGTTCAACGAATGGAAGTATGGAACTTTGATAGATGATTTCAAGAATTCAAATTTATTTATTATGACCCCAAGAGGGGTTAATCACATAAAACCCGAAGACAGAGCAAATTGCTTTGTTATATTTATAGATCCGGATAAACAAACAATAAGAAAAAGACTCCTTGAAAGAAGAGACGCAGATTCAGCTGACAGAAGAATTGAAGCTGATGACAAGGATTTTTTTGAATTTTCCAATTATGATATGAGAGTAACAAATCACGATTTTTAAGAATTATAATATTCCCATTTAAATCCCCCTATTCTTTTTACCGATCCCTGACAGCATCTACAGATATTCGATGGCGTAAATCCCAATTCTCTTTTTATATCTTGCATAGAATCCCAGATTTTTATAGTTTCACCATCCATTGATTTTTGGATCACTCTTCTTGATGAAGGATTATTCTTTCCCATTTTTTTCTTTGCCGGATGGTCGTCCCCCTTTTTAGCAGATTCTTTCATTTTAAGTTTGGTCTCTTCGCTATGCTTAGGCATAATATAATCTTTTTTTAAATGCCCTTGCAATTTATCTTCATCGTTTTTGTATTTCCAGAAAAACCCGCCAGTAGTTTTATACTTTCCTGTTAGACAAGATGAGATGTTCTGTTTTATCAATCCGGTTTTTTCAGAAGCTTCTTTTACAGAGGGGTATTCATTTATAAGTAAATCGTTTTCGTATTGAAGAACTGGTTTACATAGGATTTTTTTCCATTCGGGGGTAATATTTATTGTACCTTCACCCCCATCAGTTAGATTACAAAGGGGACCTAATTTTAGATCAGCTCTTCCTATAAGTTTTATTAATTTTTTTTCAAGTTCGAATGCATTTTCCTCGGTTAGATCCTCAAATA